ACCAAAAAGAGAAGAAGCACTTAAAGACCCTGAACTTGATAGACAAATGAAGGAAAGGCGTGAAGAAGAAGAACGTACAAAAAAGTCACAACTTGAAAAAGAAAAAGAAAGAAAGTGGCGTAAATCTCAAGGTATGATAGGAACTCGTTCTTTATTTAGTAGAGCTGGTGGTAAGGGATTTTTTTATGAAGGTAAAGAAGTATGAGCAGTAATCAAGGAACTACAAAATCAGAAAGAAAGCAAGGTGGAGGTGGTGGTCCTGCTGGGATGACTACTAAAGAATTTAACAAATCAAAAAAATCTTCTGCACAAGCAAAATATGAAGCACAATTAAAAGCTGGTAAAAAAGAAATACAATCTAAAATTGATAGAGAAAGATATGGAGCTGGAGTTGCTTATGGATCAGGTAAAATTTCTAAAGACAGAATAAAAGATGTTGAAATGTTTGGTGGCAAAGCATCACAATATACTAATGAATATTTAGTTTCTATTGGTGAAGCAAAAAAAAATCCTAGTGGTAGTTATCTTTTAACTTCTAAAGGATGGAAAATGAAATACGGATCATATACTCCGGGTCAAGCACAAACAGGTGCTGCAATGGGAACTGGTGATCCAAGAGGAATAATGACAGGAGCTATGCCTATTTCTGAAGCTATGTGGCAATCACAAAAAAATACGCAACGAATGCTGAGATTAGGTCCACTTGGTCTTTTATCTCAAGCAGCTCAAAACGAAAAAGGGTATACTGATTATTTACAAAAATTTTATGCAACAAAAAGTGGTCAAGGAAAATCTTCTCTTGGTTTAGTAAATCAAGGAAGAATTACTGAAACACAAGGTTCTGGTTTTATTAATGTAAATGAAAGGGATGCTTCTGGCGGAGAATTAGTTGATGCTGGAACAGTATTAAAAAAGAAAAAGAAAATAGCTGGTTCAGGAGCAGATACTATTGATGATTCAAGAAGTTTACTTGCTAAATCAAATCGAACAATACAAGCTAAAATGGTATAATAATGGTATATGAAAATGTAGATATTTCTCCTCAAGAGAATTTAAATGATAGTAGAGTTGGGGTTTTTTTAAAAAGATATAAAAAAGCTGAAGGTATAAAAGATCATTGGAAAGAAAAATTTGAAGAAGCATATGAATATACTATGCCTCAAAGAGAATCTTTTTATGAAGAAACTACTGGTCAAAGAAGAACAGATAAAATATTTGATGAAACAGCAGTAGTAGGAATACAAGAATTTGCTAGTAGATTACAAGCTGGTATGACACCTACTTTTGCTAGATGGGCAGACTTTGAAGCTGGAACAGAAATACCAGATCAAATGAAACCAGCAATTAATGAACAATTAGATTCAATTACTTCTTATGTTTTTGAAATATTACAAGCATCTAATTTTAATACAGAAGTCCATGAATGTTTTATGGATTTAGCAATCGGTACTGGTTGTTTATTAGTAGAAGAAGGTGATGCAATTAGTCCATTAAAATTTAATGCAGTTCCATTACCAAGATTAACTTTAAATAGTGGACCTGATAATAGAATAGATCAAATTTTTAGAACACGATATGTAGACTATGAAGATTTACAAACAACATATCCTAAATCTCTTATTCCAGTAGACCTATTACAAAAAACACAAAACAGCAGATCAAAGTGTCAAGTTGTTGAAGGTATAATGAGAATATATGATGAACCTAATACAGAAAAATGGAAATACTGTGTTGTTCTTCCGAAGCATAAAATAATGATAGAAGAAAAAGAATTAAAAGGAAATGCAAGTAATCCATATATTGTGTTTAGATGGAATAAAGCATCAGGCGAAGTATATGGTCGTGGACCAGTATTTAATGCTATGGCTGCAATTAAAACTACTAACTTAACAGTAGAATTAATTTTACAAAATGCACAGATGGCAATTAGTGGTGTATATACTTTTGAAGATGATGGTGTAGTTAATCCTGATAATATACAATTAGTTCCGGGCAGTCTTATTCCTGTATCACCTGGCAGTAGAGGTTTAGTGCCAATTCAAGGCGCTGGTAATTTTGATGTTGCTCAATTAATACTTCAAGACATGAGACAAAATATTAAAAAAGCATTATACATGGAAACATTAGGTAGACCAGAAGGTACTCCAATGTCGGCTACTGAAGTATCAGAAAGAATGGCTGATTTATCAAGACAAATTGGATCTTCATTTGGTAGACTACAATCAGAGTTTGTTAATCCTTTACTTCGTAGAGTAATTCGTATTTTAACTAAACAAGGTAGAATTGAATTACCTAGAATAGATGGAAAAGAAGTAAAAGTTGTTCCTCGTTCTCCTTTAGCTCAAGCACAACACCAACAAGATGTTGCTGATGTAACTAGATTTAATGAAATTATTGGAATGACATTCGGACCTCAGATGTTAAATATGATAGTAAAACAAGATGAAGTGGCTAAATATTTGGCTACAAAGATGAATTTGCCTGAAAAATTAATAAGAGATGCAGCAGAACAACAAGAATTAGCAAATCAGTTGCAAAACATGGCACAACAAGGTAATATAGGTCAAGATGACATGGGACAACCTCCAGAACAAGGAATCTAAACTACCAGAAATTTCTGTTGAAGATCAGAAAATAAATAAACTTTTTGCCACTGTTTTTAAAACAGATGCTGGTAAAGAAGTTTTAGCATATTTAAAATCAATTACAGCCGAAACTGTAAGTGGTCCAAATGTAAGTAATAGTCAATTATTCCATTTAGAAGGAATGAGATATTTATTTGCAATTATTCAAAATAAAATCAATAAAGGAAAGGAAGATAAATGAATGAAGAAACTGGGCAACCACAAAATGAAACTGTTGAAAGACCAGATTATATCCCTGAAAAATTTTGGGATGTAGATAGAAACGAAGTTAATGTTGAAGCATTAGGTTCAAGTTATAAATCATTAGAATCTAAATTAGGTCAAAGAACAGAAGATTTAACTAAATCAATTCGAGAAGATATAACAAAAGAACAAAAAGCTAATGTTCCTGAAGGAGATTATGAATTAGTAGCTCCTGATATACCAGAAGGAGTAGAAGTTAATTTAGAACCTGATTTACCTTTGGTAAAATGGTGGGGAGACTTTGCACGTGAAAAGGGTTTATCACAAGATGAATTTAATAATGGTGTAAAAGCATTTGTAGATAATGCAGTTAATAGTATTCCTAGTCAAGAAGCACAAATGCAAGAATTAGGTGATAATGCAAAAGAAAGAATAGAAGCAGTAGATTTATGGGCAAAGAAAAATTTATCTTCTGCTGCATATGAATCTGTTGCAAATATTGCAACAAGTGCAAATAATGTAAAAGTATTAGAAGAAATTATGGGATTAACAAAAGATGCTCCAATGCCTAAAGAAGATACTAAAATAGATGTTGATGCAAGTGAAGATGATTTACGAGCTATGATGCGTGATCCTCGTTATTGGGATGATACAAGACGAGATAATGCATACATATCTAGAGTAACGAAACTTTATGAACAGAAGTATGGCACAGCTCCAGCGAAGCTCTAAAGTTAAAGTAGGCTATCAAGATATAGAAATAATTTACGAGAAAGCGTCATTTGCTAAACCATCTGACGCTTTTGGAGAATTTGATCACAGAAAAAATACTATATCAATTCAAGAAGAATTATCAAAAACAGATTACGCTTGTACTTTATTACATGAGATACTTCATGCAATAGTATACTACAATTCATTAACACAATTAGGACAACCATTAGATAATGAAAATAAAGAAGAAGTAGTAGTTAATAGTATTACTAATGGTTTAATGAGTGTTTTTAAAGACAACCCCAAGATATTGAAAGAATTAGAGCAACACATACATAATGTGCGTTGAAAATAATTAAATTTTCTGAAATATATCAATCAAGCCCTCTTTCGTGGGTATTTGTGCCTATGTCGACTATGGATAACACAAATGAATCAAAGAGATAAGTGAAGCAAAAAACTAAATAACAACCTTTGAATAGGAGTATATAAAATGGCAACTT